TGATACTTCTTTTGAACTTGCTCCAGTTCCAGACTCAGCATATACTATTGAATTACATTATTTGTATAAACCAGCCTCGTTAACGAGTGGTAGTGACAGCGGTACAACAGTGTTAAGTTCTGATTATCCAGATGCTTTGTTGTACGGAAGTTTAGTAGAAGGAGCTATCTTTCTGAAAGAACCCCCTGAAGTCATTGGCCAATTTGAGGCTAGATTTAAGGAGGCAGTTGGCAGAATGAAAACTCTATCAGAAGGTCGTGGCACACGAGATGAATATAGATATGATCAGTTACGCACTGGCATATCTTAGTGCAACCCATTGAATCATTAGAAGGTAAGAGAGTTGCCTTAGTTGGACTTGGTATATCGCAAGTAGACTTTGCTGTAGGTTTAGAAAATGGCAAAACTTGGGATGAAGTTTGGACAATAAACTCAGCTGCTGCTGTTTATCAAACAGACAGAATGTTTATGTTAGACCCAGCAAGTCGATTTTTTGACAGTAATGACGCTGGTAAACAAACTAGTGCTCTGACTAGAATACTACCAAAAGCAGATTATCCTATATATACCTGTGAACTAGATGAAAGAGTACCTAGTGCTGTGGTTTATCCTATAGAAGCTGTTTGTAACGCTACTCGTTGTGCTTACTTAAACAATACAGTCGCTTATGCTATTGCTTTTGCTCTATTTAACAAGGTGGGTGCTATTGATCTATATGGCATAGATTTTTCTTACAAAGAAAACATGCACTTTGCAGAAGCTGGCAGAGCTTGTGTAGAATTTTGGATATGTAAGTGTATGGAAGCAGATATAATAGTAGGAATAAGCTCACGATCTACAATCTTAGATTCTAATGTAGTAGCAACAGACAGACTGTATGGTTTTCATAGATTAGATAAACCATTAGTAGCAGTTCCACATGAGGGCAAATGGATAATAGAACCATTTGAAGATATTGATAAAAAATTAGCAGAACATGGATTGGTTTTACATAAAGATGAAGAGCCACCAGAACCATATAAAGGATGACAGATAGTTTTATACAATTAGGAAAAGTCGATGTTCATACCACACAGAACAAAGGTCACGACCCTGAGTTTTGGGCAGAACAGGCTACTAAGAAAATATGTGAGATTTCTATGGATGCACCAGAGCATGTAAAACAACAGGCTATGGCTTTTCAAAATCAAGTTTATACTGTAATCTTACATAGTATTAAGAACGCAATAAATTCTAAAAACGTGACATATGTGAATTTATTAAGGCAACAAGGTCATGAAGACATGGCTAGGATAATAAAGGAGCTTTAAGAAATGGCTATAACATCAGCAATATGCACAAGTTTTAAACAAGAAATTCTTGTTGAAGGACACAATCTCACTAACGGAGCTGACTCTATTAAGTTAGCTTTATACACATCTTCAGCAACGATGGGAGCTGGCACAACAGCCTACGCAACCACCAATGAAGTAACTGGTACAAATTACACAGCAGCTGGAGCAGCGTTAACTAACGTGACACCGGCAATATCTGGTACTACAGCTATTGTAGATTTTGCTGACCTGACATTTGGTACAGCTACAGTGACTGCTAGAGGTTGTCTAATTTACAACTCAACAAACTCAAACAAAGCTTTGGCTACTATTGATTTTGGAGGAGACAAGACAAGCACAGCTGGAGACTTTACAGTCGTTTTTCCAGCAGCTAGTGCGACTGCTGCCATCATAAGAATAGCTTAAATTTATTTTAGTAATGGTAGAGTTAAGAGATGCCACTCACAAAATTTAATTTTAAGCCGGGAATCAACAAAGAAGAAACTAACTATTCTAATGAAAATGGTTGGGTCGATGGTAATTTAGTACGTTTCAGAAAAGGCGGTGTAGAAAAAATTGGCGGTTGGGCTAAGAAAAGTTCCAACGTATTTTTTGACACAGCTAGAGCACTACACAGTTGGATTTCACTCGGTGGTTCACGCTATCTTGGTTTTGGTACTACATCTAAATACTACATAGATAATGGTGGTAGTTACAACGATATAACTCCTATAAGAGCTACAACTACCAATGGCATAACTTTCGCTGCTACTGATGGTTCATCTCTAATTACAGCAACTGATTCAAGTCATGGAGCAGTAGTGGGTGACTTTGTAACTATAGCTGGTTCTGTTTCACTAGGTGGTCTAATAACAGCTGCTGTTTTAAACCAAGAATATCAAATTACAGGTGTGGCTAATGCCAACACCTTTACTTTTACAGCCAAGGACACTAGCGGAGACACAGTAACAGCGAATAGTAGTGACAGTGGTAATGGTGGTTCTGGAGTTGATGGTGTCTACCAAATAAACTCAGGCTTAGATGTTTATGTACAAGCCGCTGGTTGGGGTTCTGGAACATGGTCTGCTAGTACATTTGGCTCTACAAATGCGTTGTCTGATACTGGGCAATTAAGACTGTGGACACATGATAACTTTGGTGAAGATTTAATTATTAATCCTAGAGGTGGCAGTATTTACAGATGGGTAGAGAACGATGGCCTGTCTACAAGAGCTGTTAGCCTGTCAGGCACATCTGGTGCTAATCTAGTACCCACTGTAGGTTTACAGGTTATTACTTCAGAAACAGACAGACATTTAATAGTATTAGGAGCTGACCCTATAAGTGGTAGTGCTAGAACTGGTGCTGTAGACCCTATGCTTATAGCCTTTAGTGACTCTGAAAATGCTTTAGAGTTTGAGCCATTGAGCACAAACAGTGCTGGTGATGTTAGATTGTCTAGTGGTTCTCTTATAGTTGGCGGTCTTAAATCAAGACAAGAAGTGTTGGTGTGGACAGATACTAGTTTGTATAGCATGACCTTTATAGGACCACCTCTTGTATTTTCAGTTAATTTAATTAACGAAGGTGCTGGTTTGATAGGACCTAAAGCATTTGGTAACTCACCTACAGGTGTATTCTTTATGTCTAAAAATGCTTTCTATTTTTACAATGGTTCTGTACAAAAATTACCTTGTTCAGTGCAAGACTATGTATTCTCTGATTTAGATGTATCTCAAGCTTACAAATGTCATGTTGCTACCAATACTGAATTTTCAGAAGTGTGGTTTTTCTATCCATCCTTAGAAGATGGAACTAATGAAATTTCACGTTATGTTATTTACAACTACGAAGAAAATTCTTGGAGCATAGGTTCTTTGGTTAGATATGCTTGGCTAGATGCTGGTATTGAAAACAAACCTATAGCGTCAGGCACAAGTTCTTCTACTAGTTGTTTGTTCTTACATGAAACAGGATTTAATGATGATAAAAACGCTATGGATGGTGTCTTTATAGAATCAGCAGACATAGACATAGCTGATGGCGAGAACTTTGCTTTTGTTAAAAAGCTTATACCTGATATCAAGTTTGATACACAAACAGGTACAGTGCCATCACCAGCCATGAATATAGTAGTTAAAAGCAGAAACTTTAATGGTGACAGCTTGACGACAGACTCCACTAATCAAATAACAACTACATCTACTTTCTCTAGTTTGCGAACCAGAAGTAGGCAGTTGGTACTCAGGTTTGAGTCAGATGATGACAATACTGCTAGTCGTAAAGATTACAGATGGAGGCTTGGTGCTACACGTTTAGACGTACAAACTTCAGGTCGTAGATAGTGGGCAAGCTATTAGAAACCAGACTGCCTATAGCACAAGGCGAAATGGTATCTATAGACACATTTAATCGCTTGGTTCGTATTATGGAGTTAAATCTAGGTCGTTTTGACACTACTGCTACTCCTCAATATACAGACGTTGAACGTAACTCTAGTTCTTTTACAGCTGGTGACGTTATATGGAATACCACAACAGAAGAGTTGCAAGTATATGATGGTGACGAGTGGGTAAATCTAACAATAGGTCCACAATTTGGTTTAGAAGCGAAAGCTTCTGTAGGAGCTGTGACAGTAACTTTAGATGGCAATGTTACAGTAAACATAACAGGTCCTGTCTATGGATGGGATTTGGAACAATGGTACACATGACATTACTAAAGTTGGTGCTACAATAAGCTAGTGATAGTATAGGTTACAATAGGTTAAGAATATGGCTATAAGCGAAGAACTACAAAGAAGAATAGAAAATTTGGTAGGTGAAACAAAGGGCTCTATATCAAATAGAGAGATGGAACTGTTCTTAAACAGTTCTCCAACTAATGCAATGGAACTAATCGGTAACACCAAAGGTGCTATTTCTGATAGAGAAATGGAACTATTTGCGAATAGTTCTCCATCTAATTTTATAACTTTAACAAATGGTTCTGATACTAAAACATTTAGAGATAATGACCCAAATATTAATTCTTTAATAAATCAAGGATATTATGAGTTCAAAACTCCAAGCGTTATGAACACAATAAACGACACCAAAGGCTCTATGTCTGACCAAGAAATGAACATGATGATGGCTAACCAAGGTGCTAGACAAGGTATTAGCCCTGTAGAGCAAAGAGCTGTGGCTTTTACTTCTTACTTAAACACAACAGACAGAACCGCACCTGAAGAAGTGGTGAATAACTATGCCATGGGCAACATGTCATTTGATGATGCCATACAACTGTCACAACCTATACAAGTCATAGACGAAGTGGTTGTCACAGGACAGATGCCAGATATGGCACAAGAACAAAGACAAGCTATGGCTGCTGGTATGACTACACCTGTAGGTGGTGGTGCAATAAGCAATGCTGAAATGGGCATGATGCAACCTAGTGCTGGTAGTACAGATGCAAAAATGATGGAGCTACAACAAGCTTTACAAGTGTTGCAAGAACAAATGAACATGACCTCTGACCCAGAAGAAAAAGAACTATTGGGCAGAATGATAGAAAATGCTACAACTAAGGCATTTGCACCTCAAGCTGATATAGTTGACCAACTTTCACAAGGAGCTGGCGAAGATGACATGATGGCTCATGTTAGGTCAGGAGACATCAATGTTTCTAGGGAGATGTTAGAGAACAACCCAGCCTTAGAAGATGCGATAGAAGGTGCTGCTCTTGAGGTAGGTATTGACCCAGAATCAATGGTATATGGCACAGGTATAGCCAGTCTTAACGAAGTCACTGGTGCTGAACAACATGGTTTTTTAAAGAAAATAGCTAAAGGTGTAAAAAAAGTAGTTAAGGTCATAGCACCAGTCGCAGCTGTAGTGCCCGGTCCTTGGCAAGCACCAGCTATTCTGTATAACAAAGGTAAGGCAGCTGTTAATTTAGTTAAAGGTGAGGGTGGTATAGGCGACATTATGACTGTCATGGCTGGTGGTAGTCAAAAAGTATTTGGTGATAAGGGTGCTTTAAAATCTATTACATCAGGAGACTTTTTAAAATCTGGTGG